TAACTATGCGCGGGTCCAGTCGGCGGATGCAGAGATTGGCTTTGACACCCTTACCCTTCAAGGGCCTAAGGGTCGCATGTCAATTGTGCCAGACCACAACTGCATTCCAAACGTAGCCTTCATGCTGCAGATGGACACATGGAGCCTGAACACACTCGGTCAGGCACCTCAAGTCCTTCAGGCAGACGGCCAGAATATGCTTCGGGTTTCCAACCTTGACGCGTACGAAGTTCGGATGGGTTACTATGGAAACGTGGCCTGTACGGCGCCTGGGTACAATGCCCGAATCGCATTGGCATAATTCAAGCTCGAGGAGGTGAGTTATGGCTAGTCGTGATTTTAAACCTGTAAAGGCACTTGAAAGAGCTGTCGTTATTCTTGGTGGGCGCATGTCGTTTACCAATGGCACTCTTAACAGCATTACTGAGGGGACAGGCTTTAGCTGTTCCAACATCAGTTCCGGTGTTTTTACAATTACGCTTGATGATAAATACAGCGACCTTTTGTATACCGCTGCACATGTAGTTGGGACCGGTGGTCCTGAGCGCTACATCGAATGCACTGCTCATGACGTATCGAGCGCAAAGACGCTGTCGTTTGTTATTAACGACCACAGTGATGACGACGTAACTGGTGACAGTGACAACGACCAGGAAGTTCAATTCATTGCGGTCTTGAAAAACAGCAGCGTGACGTAATGGCAAAAGGCAACTTGACGCTTATGGTCTTGGAAAAGGCCAAGCAGAAATTTGGTGAATCTAAAGAGCCGGATGCTCGAGAGATTGGCAAAAGCGAAGCCTCAAAAAAGGTATTGTCCGCTCTCCAGGGTGGCGATGCTGATGCGCTGGGTCAGGCGCTAGGCGAGTTTTTCGACATCCACTCCAGCGGCTCTTTGGATTAATCGAGGGGGGCTCCGGCCCCCCTTTACCAAGGGGGTACTGTGGCTACTTTTCGAGAATCCGATTTACGTAACCGTGTTCGCCGAATGGCGGATATGGAGAATTCTGCGTTTGTCACAGATGCCGAAATCCGAGACTACCTCAACATGGCTATCTCGGAGCTGCACGATATCGTGGTAGAAAAGTATGAAGATTACTTCATAAAAAGCACTTCGTATGACCTCGGAGACGAGACAGAGCTCGACCTCCCTGAGGACTTTTACAAGGTTCTGGGTGTCGATCTGGACTCTGGTGGACGCACGCACACTCTGAAGAACTACTCCTTCAATGAGCGAAACATGTACCGGGCCGACCCGGTATTTGGCCTCGACCCATTTGCGGCTACCCGCTATCACATCCAGGGCAACAAGATTAAATTTATCCCTGACAACCCGGTGGGCAACGCAACGCTTCATTACGTGCCAGTCGCGACCCAGCTCAAGGAAACAGGGCCTGACCAAATCAGCTCAATTATTCCAGGCTACGAAGAATATATTGTTGTGACTGCGGCCATCCAATGCCTCATGAAAGAGGAAAGCGACGTGCGGACTCATATGGTTCGCAAGGCTGAAATTAAAGAACGCATTGAGTCAGCGGCAGGTAAGCGCAACGCTGGCGATTCTTACGCAATAACAGATATCGATTTAGGTGCTCACGTTTTTGACCGCAGATTCTTTTGAGGTGAACAGTGAGTTTTATTGCGCCTGATATCAACCTGCCAACCGGAGACTCCCGGCAGGACCTGTCTCGCAGAAACGTAAGCGATGCTTTAGACAGCATTCGCGATATTGCCATTATCAACGGCGTTTTGCTTGAAGACGTGGCCCTGCGCGGTACAACCACCGTCCGGGTGTATCACAATCTCGGCAGGGCTTATCGTGGGTACATCGTTGTTTCAAACAACAAGGGCACAACCGTAGCGGTTGATGAAGCAACCAACCAGGACTCAAGCACTTACATCGCCCTTCAAAGCCTTGATAACTCAGCGTCTGGCGGCTCGGACTCAACCGTTAGCTTGTGGGTGTTTTGATGCCACTACAAAAACAAATCATCACCTTTCCGTTTGCGAAAGGCCTTAACGAAAAAGCTTCGGACAAGGTTACTCCTGCAGGGGATTTAACCGAGGCTAAGAACGTAGTTTTTGAAAAGGCAGGACAGCTCAGGAAACGTGGCGGCTTTGATAAACAGAACAACAGAGGCATAGCTTTTTCTGAAGCGTCTTTAGGCACTACTTTTACAAGCGCCAATTACGTGACGGAATATGGTGACGAGATTTTGGCGGCAAGCCAGCAAAGGCTGTTTGCAAGAACCGAAGAAGGGTTAGATGGTTTATATGTAGACAAGGGGGCACTGGTCTCTTGTGAGGTAACAAACCCGTTCCTGTTGCGAAATGAAAACTACAAGTTTGGCCCAGCGCACGTAGCCTTTGGTATGGCAAGCAGTTCGATTGCTGCGTTTATGCTCGTGACCTACGTAAGGGTTAACCTAAGCGCTAATGACAACTATCAGGTCATTGGTGAAGTGCGTGATGCGAAAACACGCAACTTGCTCTACGAGGAGCTTATAGACACCATATCGATAGACCAGGTAGGCGACGATACGCTGTACCGAGTCCCCACGCCTAAAGCTGTGGTTCTTGGAGATTTTGGTTACATCCTCTACCAGTCACCGCAAACCTCTACGGCAACCCTGGTAAAGTTTGCAGGCATCGATCTGACCGCGCCAACAGATGATGAATCAGAGGACATGAAGACCGATGGGTTTATCAAAGGCACGCTGCCATCCTTTACCCTGTCTTATCATCGGCCAATGTTTGACGTTGACGTATGCACGGCGGCTGGCAATGCAACTGTGGCCGGTGAATCCTGTCATGGGTCGGCTGCGATTATTGTTGGAGGCCTTACCGGCTCTAACCTGAATCCCAGCTTTACTGATTCAACTTGCGACACCACAAACACTGACGCAACAATTAGCATGGATAGCACTGCTCTCATTCGGGTGGGTGACGCTGTAAGCGGTACTGGCATTCCTGCAGGTGCAAAGGTCTTGTCCATTACAGATGCGACAAACTTTGAGTTATCCGCTAACGCAATAGCGACAAACTCTAACCAGACTTTAACGTTTACCCGTGGTGTTAACGAAAGCACCGCTAACGGGACTTTAAAGTTTGAATATTTTAAATCGAGCCAAGAAAACCTTGTTCAATTTGGGACTCCAAAAGTAACAACCGCGTTTGCTGTGGGTCATGATGGTGCAGGCTCAAGTGGTAATGCGGAATCAATGCCTGCCCTGGAGACAAATGGTGCAACAACGTCCGGCTTTGCAATACGAGCTATCGAGTTTAATGACCCGTCATCGGGATTGACTGCGGCAAATGGTCAGATTTTTTACGCTGTTTCGAATTACAAATCTTCACCGACAATAAACTCGCAGAAGTTTGCGCTTATTGCTCATGGGCTTGCCAGCGAAACAACGCTGCTGAATACGGCATCAACTGGCCACTTGTTGCGGGCTACAGCTATACCGGAAAGCTCAAGCGTGGTAAGGGTTCTTGCCGAATTGTCTGACGGGACTGGCGCGGTAAAATCTGCTGACCCTCCTGAGCCAGACAACCATCGAGTTATTTCTTTTGAGATGAGTCGCAGCGTAAGCGGGTCTTCGTTCTCGACGGAAAAAGTCTTGGGTTACAACACAAGCATTGCTTCTGACTTGTTTAACAACGGGACAAACACCTACGCGGTGTTATCTTTTCTTGTTGGTCACCGGGGAAGCCTCAGCGGCAACAACTTGCTTATGATTGCACCGCCTTTGACGAATGCGAACCGGCCTTATGAAATTGTTGGCGCTGTCGGGATGGGGGAGAACTCTGTAACGTTTACCTCCGATCACCAGTCGAGTGCGGAAAACAGGCTCCGCTTATTTGCTCAAGTTGGCCGAGTACATCAGCCATTCACAGGCACGCGTGAGTACGTTTTTGGGACTAACCGATTTTCAAACATTGTAGAATACGTAAGCACGAATAACCCCGGGGTGTCTGGAACGTTTGAAGACGAGGTGCATGCGCCTGCTGTTATTGACATTAATTTTGACCCGGAGAGAAACCACAAAAGTCTAACTACTCCGAACGGCATGCTTTTGACTGGCGGCATGCTTTATCACTACGACGGGTTTAGGATACACGAAAACGGGTTTTTTGGGATTCCTGCATTTAAAACCTCTGTCGCTTCGGCTGGTGGTTCTTTGGCTGAGGGTAGTTATCTTTATCGCGTTGTTTATGAGTGGTACGACGATATGGGCAACGTTCACCGCTCCGGGGCATCCCCGTCTCAAACGGTTGTTGCGGGCGGTTCAAACACCAGTGTGGCGACTATCAATGTCTTTGTCCTGCAGCACACGCGAAAACGCGAGGGCGCTTTTGACGACTCTAAGACGGGTGTGCGCGCCTGTATTTACCGCACAGTTGTTGGGGGCTCGGTTTACCACAAGGTTGGCTCAATCAACATGAGCAACCAAGAAAGCTCCCTGGTTGCCGAGTTTAAAGATTATGGCGGTATTTCAGATACTGAACTTCAGGATAATGAATTACTCTATTCACAGGGTGGGTTGCCCGGTAACGGGTTTGTGGGCTCCTGTAAGGATTTGTGTCTCCACAAGGAGCGGGCTTTTGTAACGACTAGCGCAAACGCTGTGCGTTTTAGCAAGTTTATGGCTAACCGTGACGCTGTAAATTTCCCTGACGTTTTTTCACTAAGAGTGAGC